TGCCGTCCTCGTTCATTTTCAGGCCGTCAATGAAGCGGTTGAATTCTGGGTCATTGGGCATCTTTGTAGCCATATTTATCTCACTCTTTGGTTAGCCCTGCGGTTACGCAAGGTGGTGTGTTTTAGGATGGGGCCGCCTTTGGCGTAGATGTCTGGTATTTTAATCGGTGGTCTACGGTATGAACCATCAACCTCTGGCAACACTAAACGGTTTGCCGAATCAAGTTCTTGCTTCAGTGCCTCGATGAACTCTTCTTGAGTACTGCGTGGCATACCCTCACGCAAATCACCACGAGGGTTTACTTGCACAAGGCTTGCTGTGTCACCCCTGTCGGCCAATGCTCGATTGCGGTGACGGCCTTCATGCCCAAGTATCTTGGCCTTGGTAGGCAACCCGACTTCATCCTTGAACAGGTTGAGATATGGCAAATGCTCAAAGGCACCAACTTGCTGGAGATACTTGATGTACTCATCTGTTGGCACAGTGTGCTTGTCGATTTCGCCCTGCTTTGCCAACTCAGCCGCTTTGGGGCCAACGCTGGTTTTCTTGGACAGTTCCTGCGCGTACTTCTCAAAGTCGGCAGGGTTTATGGTCATCAAGCCTTTAGCGTTGTCGCCAGTGAATGCCTCTTTGAGAGCCTCCTCTTTGTACAACTTCTCAAGGTTGGGTATTTCGTCAGCCGCACGCTCTACACGCCTTGCGCCGTAGTCGCCTTTGCTTTGACGAGCGGCTTCTTTGACGTTACCCACCTTGCTTGGAATGATGATAGATGGCGCACCAAATGGGCCATCACCCACCGACTTGATACTCAGGCCAACAGGCAAGTTCTTAGGTAGGTACTTTGCGCCTTTTGCTAGTGGCTTTGCCAGCTTGCTTGCCGTACCTAAACCACCCAACAAAGCGGTTGCCGCGTCAAAGGTGTCGTCAGGAATAAGCGGGACATTGGCCTTGCCTGCGTTGGTGATTGGTTCACCGTAACTTAGCTTGTCCAGAACGCGAGATGCGGCTGGGATGCCAAGCAATTCGGAGATGAATTCAACAGGAGGGTTCTCGTAACCAAAAGGCTTGGACGCAAACTCATGCACTCCTTTGAGTACGTCTGACGCTACGCCGTAGCCCTTCTTACGGGGCGTGGCTTTCATCTCGCTCTTGCCACCATCAGAAAACCGATTCGGTTGTGATTGGGTTGTGTTTCGGTTACGAAGCGTAGTGTGTTTAAGTATTGAACCACCTTTAGCTTTACCCAAGTCAGGGAGGTTGATGTCGTAAGTTCCACGGTTACCGATAGCGCTCTTTACTGCGTTGGGGTTGTAAGACACCACCTCGCTCAAGTCGTCGCCACGGTACTGCATGATGCCGTCGTACCCTTGAGCCTGCGCTCTGGCTTGAATCTGCTTGCCAATGTTACCCTTCTCCTCAAAAGCACGCTCGACCAATCGGATAGCGCTTGCCTCATCCATGCCAAGGCTCATGAGAGCGTCAGCCGCTGGGTCAATGTTCCTGCCTGACTTGCCAATGATGAGTGGGTTGCGTATCTGGGCATGGACTGGCAACATATTGCCGCCCGCCTGACCTTCACGCAGTCTGCCAGTAACGCGGTCAGCCATAAACTGGTCAGCCATCTTCTTGGTGTAGTCACCACCTAAACGCATCGCCTCAAGCGCCTCATCGTTAGGGATGCCCGTATAACTGCTTGCGTGTGGGGTGCTAGGGGTCATGTATACACCAGAGCCTAACGCGCCCTCCTTGCTAGGTTTAATGCGTCGTATGGCCTCTTGTCCCTTACCACCCTCGGTCGCAGTCGTTCCGTGGTACAGGCGCTGGGAAACTTTGCTGGGTTCAAGGAACTTGGCAAGGTTGGCTTCGCGCTCGACGGCAGGCATAACTTCCGCCCCCTTCATCGCGCCAGCCAGAGCCTTGGCTCCCTTGCCCAGCAGTCCGCCCTTTCCCATGCGCAACGTGGTGTACTTTAGGATGCCTCCGCCATTAGCCATGCCTTCTGCTGGTGGCAACAGCTTTGCCGCCTCATCAATTGTTGGAATGTCGGAGGCTCGAATGGCTTGCTTGCCAAGTTCGTCTGCCTCTTCCTTGGTCAGGTACTTGGGAATTGGAATGCCTTTGGCTTTTAACGCCTTCAATGTTTCCCCCCCAATAACTTCGTATGGCTGAAGCAACCCAGTGTTCTTAAAGTCACCAACGTCAGACCAATTATCACCACGGACAAAGTCTTGCACAAATGGCAGGTACTCTTCTTTAGGCTTGGCGTTGCCTTTACCTTTGATTTGGACAATCTTTTCGGGGGCTTGAATTCCCTTTTGCTTGATAAACATATCAAAGCCTTGACCGACATCGGACATATTGTTGCCGCCAATGTCATCAAACTCTTTCCAAAGTTTCTTGGCCTCTTCTGGGCCAACGGCGGCTGTTACGTCATCCCAAGTACTAAGGCTTCTTGGCTGGGTCTCAATCGTCACATGAGGTTCGCCCTTTGAATCACGCAAGCTGAAGATGCGGGACTTGCCCTCTAACACGTCAGGGCAGTAACTACCGACGCAGTGGCCCATTGTTTCGCCTTCGTATTTGAGGGCGTCTGCTAAACGTGGGTCACGTTTCAAGGCATCAGCTATGGCTTCGTCAGGCGTCTTAAAAAAGGGTACGTTTATGTGACCAAGGTTGTTTGGTTTACGAGGAAAGGCTTCTTTGCCGTTCTCGTCTACCACTTTATACGAACCTGTAACGTCGTCCAATAAAGTGCTGTACCCTTTTGGAAGTTCTTTGGACGGCGCAAGTTGCACCCACTTGTAGCCTTCTGGATATTCTTTTTTAACAGGCATACCCTCGGTGACCTTAAACTGCGCCTCAGCACTCTTGCGGGCCATCTCTTGGTCAAACTCATAGGTGCGGCGTACTGCCTGCTCCATGCTGACCTTGTTGAGTTGCTCTGGACGGATACGGCCTTCGGCTACGTCTGCACGCAACACGTCTAGGATGTGGTCAAAACCTAACCCAGTTGTTTCAAAGTTGCCGCTAAGATGCGTTATTTTTGTATCGGGCGAGGCTTTGTCCATCCAAGGCTCACGATAGGACTCAGGCACATCCCGAAGTTGAATTGGGTTGATTGCAACGTCAGCAGAGTCTTCCCACGCTTTTGCGGCATCGGATTGACCAAGTTGTTGACCTTTATATTTCTCTCGGTGTGCTGGCGCTTTGTACCTGTTTATTCCGACCTGCTCTGTTGGCATATGAACAATGCCCTCTTCGGCAAGTTTACGCACTGGGTCATCAGCCGTACCCATTTGCTTTTTGACATACTTGGTTAAATTGCTGTCAACCCAATCGTTAAGAGCAATCTTGCGATTAAGGTCTTGCATTGCAAGTTCAACGTATTGCTTAGTCTCTGGCGACATGGTGGCAAGAACATCTGGGGGATATGTGGCCTTCATCTCAGCCATGCTTTCCTTTGGATTCTTCCTGCCACCAGTTGCCCTGTCTGGTCGCTTTAACTCAAACAGGCTCTGCTCAACACTTCCGCCAAGCCAATTGCCACCAGTCTCCTTGATGATGGTATTGCCGCCCTTCTCGTTAGCCGTGCGTTCACCGCGACGGGCAGACGTAACAGCCGATTCCGTTGGGTCAGCCATCAGGCGCTTGCCTAACTTAGCCATGCCCTTACCAAGCATACCGCCACCAGCCATGCGCAGGGTTGGCGGCTTTAGCGTAAGGCCACCAGTTGCCTTGTGCATTTCCATCTTGCGGTGAAAGCGCTCAACATTGTGTGGCTCATCCCAGTGATGCGTCACCTCGCCACCACCTTTGTATTTCTCAATGCGGGCCTTGACTCGCTCAGACGCCTCTTGGCTATCAAAGTCGTGAACGGCGCCACCCTTTTTGTAGCCCTCTTTTTGGAGAAACGTCAGGTAGTCCTCGTCTACAAATTGCGATGGCTCCGCTCTTGCAAGGTCATAATATGAGACAGGAGATGGCTTTTGGTTTTTATCTAACCTGTTCTCACGCGCCTTGTAGAAGTCGCGCATGGCCTTGTTGGGCGGGACAAGTTGATACTTCATGCCAAGGTCATATCCCGTCACTTGAGAAGGGAACGCCTCGTTCAGGTCTGGGCGTTCAATGATTTTGCCGTCCATCACGAACAGACGGTTGCCTACGTCGTATGTGCCAGCGTTAACTAGGTCAGGGTCAGTCTCTCGCTTTAGGATGTTCTCGATGTTGCTCCCATCAACAAACTTAGTGTTGGGAAATTTTTTCTTGAAATCCAGACGAGACATTGGGCCTTTGACGCCCAACCCAAGCATGACATCACCTACCGCGGCACGTCGAGAGAAAGTGTTGGCTACACTCAAGGCGCTAGGGTCAGTCAGGTCAAACCCGTCCTCAAAAACCTTTGCGCCAGTCTTGGCATCGGTTATTTCATTCAGGCGCTTGTTCATAAGCATGATTTGCTCACGAGGCACATCGCCCTGTTTTACGGACTTCTGAAATTCTTTGATGGCGTCACCAATGACGACAGAGTTGCTCTTGTGCTGGGTAGGCGAACCCACGAAGGTTGTTATCAGGCTTTTCTCTGGGTCGTTCTGCTTGACCTTCTTTTCTGCCACCGACTTTTTGCCAAAGCCCCAGACAGTGTTAGCTTCCTTGTGGGGCAATGAGTAGTGCTGGAGGCCAGAGAAGCCCACGCCACCGCGGTTAGAGCCAAACACCCTTGAGCGGTCAGCCTCAGTAAAGTTCAGGGTCTTACCCTCAGCGCCTGCGTTGCCCAGTGCCTCAGACATACGCATGGTTGCGGGTTCAAGAGGGTCAGCGTATTGGGCGCCAGCCGCATACTTCTCAGCCGCCTTCTGCTCATTGGTTGTGCGCTTTGCCGCCTTGATTGCGTTCAAGCCGCCTTCAACTACATCGCCGAGTAATTTGAGTTTGCCCATGTGTTACGCCGTATAAGGGTTGACCCGCTTGGGGCGGGTGTATTCGTAGTCATCGTCGTCATCATACCGAGGCTCAGGGTTTATGTCGAGGAAACCCATGTCCTTCATTAAACGAATAGCCTGCGTGGCTGAGTCTACATAGTCGTCATGCGTCGAGTCAGGGAAGGAGCATATCTGAGACAGGAAGCCTTCGCACCAGTCCTTGACGTAGCCCTTCCTGACACTGCTCTCAGGAAGCCAGACACGCCCAGTCGCAAAGATGGACGCGGTAATCTGAAGCCTCTGCATCTTGTCAGCCTTACCGGGGTTGTATCCCCTGACAGGCAGGTGGGCGGCTCTCAGTTCTTGAATGAGGGAGATGCCTGCCGCCTTGTCTTCCACGAGTATCAGGTCGGGGCGCTTGGCATCCTTGCCTTCACCGTAGGAGACGCGCCACTCTTCAATCACCTTGGGCTTGAGCAAAGGGAAGGTCAGGTGTTCAGCCCAGCAGTCAATCAGCAGGACGGACATCGGGCCATCAAGGGGCTTGAACACGCCCCACGTCGTGGACGCTGTCGGGTCGTTGTACTCCTTGTCACTGAAGGCGCAGTCATAGGACTGGACAATGAACTCGAACTTAGGGAAGGGCTTGTTCGCTGGGTACAGCTTGAACATATCGCGCCCCACCACCTTGCCGTCTTCGAGGTCAACGAGCATACCCATGACCTCCTGCTCGTACAGCTTACTGCCCTTGTACTGCTCAAGCTGGTTGCGGAAGGTCGATGCTAGGTTGGCTTCGTTCTCGTAGGTGCTGGCGCGGTCAATCACTACGTCGTCACCCTCACGGCCCACGAGGTCAATGATGAGGTCTTTGGGGCGCGGTGTCGTTGTCACAATGACGCGGGGCTTATCACCCAGACGCAGTCCCATCATCATCATGTCCCACGCCTCACCACTGCCAAGGTACTGGAAGGCGGCTAACTCGTCACACCATGCGTAGTGGAACTGAGGGCCACGCAGACGCTCGTAGGAGTCGCCACTGATGCCGCGGATGATGGAGCCATTGGACAGCTTTATCTGGTGGTCTTGCTTGTTGTAGTCCACCACGAGTTCGGTAGGGATGCAGGCGAGCAAGCCTGATTGCCCTTCCATGCAAGTGAATTTTATGTCATTCGCTGTGGGAGCCAGCACAAGACAACGGGAGCCGGGGTTTATCCACGCCCACCACCACAAGGCTTCAGCGGCACTGCGGGTCTTGCCTGCACCCCTGCCTGCCAACATCATCCACACGGTGTAGTCCACCTCAAGGGGCGGAGGTATCTGGTATCGGTGGGCGCTTGCTACCCACTTGGCGTGGGCGATGTAGGCAATGCGGTCATGCTCGGAGCGGGCATTGAATTCCGCAATGGTTTCAGAATCGAATAACTCTGCAAGCATAAGTATTACTTTGCGCTCAAATCAGCCAAAACAGGGGATAAAACCCCGTGTTTCTGGACACCTGCTGGCGCCCGAATGTAATACTCAGCCAGCACGCTTGGTCATCTCCATGTTCTTGATGATGTCCAAGAACTTGTTGGCGTTGGTGTCCTCGGTCTTTATGGCGGCGCCACCTTCCACGCCCTCGATGGCAACGCGGTCACCGTACTTGGTCGGGTGGAACTT